AATTGAATTTTATTTTTTTTTATTTATGTAAGTATAACAAAAATGTCTTCCCTCTTAAGTGCTGTTTCAGCCCTTATAGCATCAAAAGATGAAGAGTCATTTGTCAAGGGTGGTGCAGAGCCATTTGTTAAGATTGTTGATGGCAAACTATCTTTTGTAAATCGTATTCGTATCAATACCAAGAAGCCCTTTCGTGTCCTCTCTATATTAGGCAAGGCACGTATGGGTAAGTCAACACTATTCAATACAATTATTAGTAAGTTAACAAAGAAGAATCAAAAGATTTTCCAAACACAAGATAATGATGAGCACTGCACACGTGGTATTAATGGATACTTTCTAAAAGACCATGATCTTCTTCTTCTTGACTGCCAAGGTCTTTCACTTGAGAACTCATCACATGACCCTACTTTACTTCTTCTTGTATATCTTATTTCGGATGTTATTGTATTTAATGAGCGTATGATGCTTCAGAATGAGGCTCTGAAACTTATGGAGCCTATCTGCACATTTATGACATATATTGATACTGATACAGTAAAGAAGCCAACTCTTGTATTTCGTATTTCAGATGCTGATCTTGTAAAGGATACAAAACACAATCTGAATAAGGTTCTCTCACCATATGAGGACCAGTATCAGTCGATTCGTGAAAGTATAACGCATCTCTTTCAGGACCCTATTGAACTTGTGAAGACAAATCCGCTAGAGCGTTCTCATAAACAGTTTCTGGAGAAGAATGACTATCTTTCTTTGCTCAAAGATGACTTTGTAAGTTTTAATGAGGCAGTATCAAAGATTATATCATTTCTTGGAAATGGTCAGAACCCTGAGGAATGGATTCAGAAAGTTCCTATTATTATTGAACAGATTAATAATAATGAGAAGATTAATTATAAGAAGTTAGATATTGTTGGCTTAACACAGAAAAATGAAGTTCAAGAATGGATTCTTTCACTACCTCCTATTAATGATATTGTAGTAGATTATACACAAAAAGTTTATGAAACTAATGTAGAGCCACGTAAAGCAGAAAAGAAGAATATACTGACAAGTTTTACAAAGAAGTTTAAGAATCTTCCAAAGTCTATGAAGGAGACTGAATATAATAAGTTGGAGGAAAGACTAAATAATCCTATTAAGATTGCTACTTTAAAAGCAGAAAGTAAAGCACACGCTTTCTTGAAATCTAATAATTGGCTTAGTAACGCTTATAATATAGAATTTCCTCAAGTTAATTCTATTGACCAGTCTTTTACTTCACGTAATGATGATTTCTGGAATCACTATTTTAGAAACCAAAATAAACTTACATCTATATGTAAAACTCATGATATTTATTTACCTGTTGCAAAGGAATATATTGATTGGGTATCTGAAACTAAAGCATTCATCTTTGCAGAAATTGATAAATTTAAGGTAGAGGAGGCTAAGGAAGTTGCTGAAATTAATACTAAACTAAATACAATTATTGAATCATATATTGAATCTAAACTTACTATGATTGAAGAGACAAAAGATATTGAGTTTGTTAAGAAGACTACATCTAGTTATATTGAAGAGTGGAAAACTGAATGTATTAAACAAATGACAGACACTATTAAGACTATGACAATGAATCGCGGCATTTATTCTTCTATTATTTCAAATAATGCTAAGTATAATATAAAAGTAACAACTCAGAAAAGTTCTATTACACGCAGTATGAGTTATGATCTTATCAAGGAATTATTTGAGAAACATAAGCTTGTAGTTGAGAATGAGTTTAATGATTATTTCTTGGAAGCTATTAAGGAGAAGAAGATTGCATTGCTGGAAAATAAGGTTATTATGAATAAGGCTATAAATAATAGATTTCATCCTATTCTTCTGGCAAATCCTGATATGGAATGGGTATCGAACAATTTTAAAAGTCACCCTTTTGGTTGCTTTATGACTAAAGATACATATCTTAAAAATATTGGACCTATCCATCAAAAGGTTGTTACTAAGATGATTAAGAAAGGATATATTAATGATTCTTATAAGTTTAGTATGATTAAATATGAACGGTTTGATATTCTTACACAGAATAATATGAATAATGTATATAAAACATATTCTAATAGTTTCCATAATCCAGAGTTATCATATATTGATACTGCCATTGTAAATCGTATTCAGACGCTATATAATCATTATTATGATAAAGAGTTTCTGTTAACACCAAATAAGGAAACTATGTTTGAAGATGTAGATATTGGTAAAGTGGAGTCAGAGTTAGTAGTAAATGATACTCCTAAAACAACAACAGGGGTAAATGGAGGGAAATGGATTATTAATGGAAACTTGATAGTAAATGATACTCCTAAAACGGTGTTAACAACACCTTCAGTTGAAACAAGAATTCTTGCTCAAGATAAGCGTATAGAAAAGATTATAGAAAATATTGTGCATGATAAAAATGCATATTCTAAATTCTAAAAACTAATTTGGCATTGTTAAAAAAAATTGAAGCCATTTTTTATTAGCGATGATGTATTACAAAAGATGGAAAAGTTCAAGGAACGTATTCTAAATCTTGAGAAGAATGTTGTTGATTTGAATTCAAGAGTTAGTTCCATTCAAGGAACTACTATTAGCGTTCATCCGTCTCATTATTCTGTGTATGATAAGGAACAGGGTGAAATACCTCTTGATGAGTTTGATACATTTCGTTTTATGAGATGTGGGAATGCGATGGATGTAATGCAATCTAATGGACAACCATTTAAGTCAATGAAACCAATGTATAAACTTATTAATCCACCAAAAGAACTCCGTTCTTATATTAAATCGAATGCGATTTCTTCTATTTACCAATGGTCGCAGAGTTCACAGCATTATATTACAAATCTAGATCAAGAACTAAAGAACCGTTCAGATATTTTATTGTCATTTTCAACAAATAATGAAAGTGAAATTGAGCAGTGTGAATTTGAGATCTATATATTTCCTAATAGAGGCTCTCGTTCTATAGGTAGTCATGGATTTAATATTAGGAATTCAAGTGATGTTAAGAAAATGTTAAGTTTAAAAGTATGGGAAATTAGTGCTACATCGAATAGTGATTCATCTGATAATAATTGGCATCGATGGATTCCATTCACCCAAACCATAACAGTAAACTTCAAAAACACATATAAACTCTTGCCACATGTATCAGCATATATTACACCATTTTCTGAGGCAAATATTAGCTTCACTATTAAAGAGCTAACAAAAAAGAAGGTTGTCTTTACAATGAGTTATGGTGAAGATGATAATCTGGATGTTCCTGCTAATGCTTGCTTACATTGGTTGGTGAATGGGATGGTTGAGTGATATTTTAAACTATGACCAATCAATAATAACATATGTCTTCAAAGGGTCCATAATAAAATCACAGTCAATAAAGAGTTCTTTTAATTTTTCAATAAACATATCAAGATATTCATCTTTAGTTATTTTATTACTATACACACCATAACGAAATCTAAATACAAACTTCTTTTCTACTAGATGTTCAATCATATGATTCTTAAAATCTTTACGAAATTTATCTAAATCTACATTAATTTGTTTCTCAATCATTTCTTTATCCATTTCTTTATAGTATTTTTCACGAGTGAATGTTTGAAGACTTTCACGAGATATAGGAAAGTTCATTTTATGGTTTAATTAAAGGTAAAAATATTTATCAATTTTTTATAAAAATATCCCAAGAAGACGTATATAATAACGATGAATCTTGGTTAGAAACAAATCTGCTGCAACACATAAAAAGTTCTATTAGAAGCCCTGTATTTATAAGTACTATTGATGATTTGTATGATACGCATAAAAGGGTTTATGGGTTGGATAATAACAAATAAATGAAAAAATTTATACTATTGGTGTAGGTGTTCGTGCTGCTGAAGCTAAAATAGGAGGATTTTGACCTCCTTTATATTTTTTACTATTATTATTGTTATTATTCTTTAATTTAACAACTAATTCACCATTTCTCTCAACTATATTCGCTGGTATAGCATTAGCTCCTGCTTTTTTATACATTAATGGATTAATTGTAGTTGTTTCAACATCTGTTTCTTTTAATAATTTTTCAATCGTTTGTATTACATCATTAATCGATAGTTTCATCTTTATTTCATTAATAGAGTATTTAGCACCCTTGTAATACATTATCATAGCAGAAGGTTCAAGCACTGATAATCCCATCCCTAACCCTGCTGAAACTAACATTCCAACACGAAATGTGTATGATTTAAAGTGGCCTTTTAGTTCTTTTAGATATATTAATATGATATTTAAATCATTTCTTGCTTCTTCTTTTTCTCTATCAGTTCCACTAATTAGATTATTTTGATAAGAAGATAAATTAATTTCATCTCCATGCACATACTTACCCATAGTTTCTTCAAGTTTCATTTTTGTATCTAAAAAAACTGGTCTTTGAAGAGGTCGTCTTGGATTCCAATTACTATTTGGATTCCAATTACCATCTCCACCTTTTCTTGATGTCCGTAGATTCTTCCGTGTTTTACGCATCTACTATATTATATAAAAAAATATATTATCAAGATCAATCACTAACATTCATAGGAACCTTAAACATATCTAAAATACTTTTTTTTGGCTTCTTTTCTTCTTCCATATAATTCAAGTGTTGCTTAGAATCAAAGATAATATTTGTTAATTCATCAGCTCTCTTATTTTCTTCACGATATACATGTGTGAATGAAATACTTTGAAATCGTTTTATTAGTTCTTTTACTTGTGAATGTAGATCAATAAGATTCAAATGTTTTACCTTCCATCGACCAGCGCTTTGTTCAATAACAAGTTTAGAATCACCAAAAACTTTTACATTTCGTATATCTCTTTTTAAACATTCTTTTAAACCAATAATCAAGCCGAGATATTCTGCTTCATTATTTGTTGTTTTCTCCAAATACTTACCGGTTTCAAATAATAATTGCCCGTCGCAATTACATGCGGCAGCAGCACTTCCTTTTCCAGGATTGGGAACGGCTTTACCGTCAAAATATAAAATATACTCCATATTTATAATATAATATTTTGTTTTATATCATTTTTATTATGTGTTAGCATATTTATAATATCTTCTGAACCTCCTATTGTTATGGTGTTGATACAAGTATTTGGCATTCTGTTTGTTTATTATAGTACACTTCAAAAATACATATAAACTCTTGCCACATGTATCAGCGTATATTACACCATTTACTGATGCAAATATTAGGTTCACTATTAAGGAGCTAACAAAAAATAAGGTTGTGTTTACAATGACGTATGGTGAAGACGATAATCTGGATGTTCCTGCTAATGCTTGCTTACATTGGTTGGTGAATGGGATGGTTGAGTAAATATGTTTTACTAAAAAATTGAACGTTATTTTTGCTAGTTTTTAGGTATTAAAATGTTTATATATCTTGTTTCTAGTGCCTATACTGATACGCATGGGCAAAAGAAACTTGGTCTTACAATTCACCCAGTTCATCGTATGAGACAATACAATATTGGTGATGCTCCAGATATTGGTCTTGAAAAGAAGTATGATGCTCTTTGGCTTGTGAATGCAACGTCAAGAAACCAACTTAAGTATATTGAAATGGTTATTCATACACATTTTCAAGAACAAAGGAATAAGAGACAAAACGGTAGCCTAACTGAGTGGTTTAATGTATCTCTTGAGCAAGTAAGAAGTTTCATTACTCGTCAAGAATTCTTTCTTCGTGAAGTAACCATTGACGAAGTTAAGGAGATTACAACGAAGGCTGAACGTGAGCCACTTGAATCTGACACGCGTGAGGTTGAAGAAGAACTCACACTTATTCGTGAAGAAGTAGAAAACTTATCAGTAAAGCACGTTATCACACTAAAAGAAAAGTTCTTCAATACATTTCTCCCTGGCAAGATTCCTCGCAGAATTCAAGATCAACTTTGGGATAAGTTTCAAATAATCTGTAATGATGATGTACTTTTGGCAACAATCTACAAAGGAATTGTTCAATGGCCAACGGGTACTGGTAAGACTATCGCTATGCTTTTGATGATTGTCCTTTCAAAAGAGCGTTCTGTTCGTCTTGGAACAATTTATAGAGGTCTAATTGTTTCACCAAAGAATGATATCTTCAATACGATTTCTTCAGAATTCAATAAACTCTCTGAGTTTGGAATTACAATCTATGATGGCTCCAATGGAAAGCTTTCTCATATCACAGTTCCTTCAAATCACCATATTCTAGTAATGGCATGCCCTCAGTCTCTTCTTATTGATGCAACAGGTATGAAGAATCTACCACATATGACACATGTCCATTACGACGAGGTTCATCGTATCACTGGCGAACTTTACTTTCAGCTATTAAAGGAAATGCTTGTTAAGTGGAATACAACCTTTCTCACTGGGACTTCCGCTACTCCTAAGACATCTAGTCCAGAACAACATCGCAAACTTGCAGAACTATTTGAAGATCCTTATCTTGTTATTCATCGTTGCGAAGTTGATGAGGCAGTGCGTGAAGGGTGGATTGCTACACCTAGATTCTCTGTATGTACTACACCAAAACAAGAAGATCATCGAGCATATGTAAAGGCACTTGTAATTGGAATCAAAAATACAATTCAAAAGAAAAAAAATAAAGATTTATGGACTGGTGGTAAGGTTATTGCGTATTTACCTTCTATTCAGACTGCAAAAAATGCAGCAGAAGAAGCAAAAAAAGCTATTCCAGAAGCAGAAATTTATCTTGCTGTAGGCTCTAGTTATACTAGAACGGACGATGAGTTTGTAAATGCCCCTGCAGATGGTATTATAAGAATTCTATTTGCATGCGATAGGTATCGTGAAGGCTCTGATATTAAGGGACTAGATATGACTGCCGTGTTGATTGGTGATAGCATTTCTGCATATATTCTTATTCAAATCCTAGGTCGTTCACTTCGTTTAGATTATCCTGGAAAAGAGGGTTGGTGTTTGATTGTAAGGCCTTGTGAAGAGAATGAAAGTGAACAAGAAGTTTTAGATAAAATTGCTCTAGATATTCTTACATTCATTGGAGATAGTCGCCCACTTGTAAAAAGAGATATTGAGGATTACGTTGAAACATATTTTGGTGATGTTGAGATTGGAGGAAATGTTATTAGTAAAGAAGAAACTGTTGCTCGTGTTCAAGCAGCCTATGTGAGGAGAGAGTATGCAAAGAGGACACCAAAGGAACGTTATCATACAATTCGGATGCTCAATAACGAAATGGAGTTAAAATCAAAGAATGAATACTTTGCAAAGGCGAGTGAACACCCTAACTTCATTGAAGATCCAAAAACATATTTCTCAGAATGGTGGGTTTCGTGGTATGATTTCCTAGGAGTAGATTGTAGTATATTTCCACAAACGAAAGCCGACTGGGTTCGTGTATGTAAAGAACGAAAGTTTATTGATTGGGATGACTATAAACAAAAAAGAGAGTATACATTACCAGAAAATCCTGGCGAACTTTATGAAGATTTTACAAATTGGGATAAGGAAATGGGAGTTGAGGAGGAGATTATCTGGTAAATTAATTAGATGGAATAAACTTACCAATAGCCTCTTGTGCCTTCGCCTTATATTCAGCAATCTTTGCATGCTTATGGCGAATCTCGTCAAAGTGGGGTTGAAGTGTCTGTTGCTCGGCGAGAGTAGGAAGATTGATTGCGAGGGACAATACTGCTGACGAACTAAGCTTAGGCTGAGCTGTTCCCTCAGCAAGTCCTTTGACTTCGTCTTGAATATTTTTTAATGCGAAATACAGGATATCATTTGTAATGGCGGATTCTTTAGGATGAATAGTCATCCCGTTGTTTGTTATCCAAGATTTCACAGGATATCTGGAAATATTCCCAGCATTCGCACCGACTTGAGCCATCACTGTAATGTATGGTTCTCTATTATGGATATTGTGATATCCCATAGGTGATATTCCTCCACCAATGACAGGTGTATCGCCACCAGTTAGTTCTTCCTTTGTTAAACCTCTTCCAGTTTGAATTTTGCAAACATCCCCCAACTTCACACGAGGCTTTCCACGCCCCATCTCCTTCACCTCAAACATCATCTGTAGCTGAAGCATCTCAAGGGTGCTCTCCTCCTGCTGTGTGAGGTTACTCCAGATATCAATGGCTTGAACGATTTCTTGTTGGCGTTCTAGAGATGGGAGGGGGATTTGAAGAGAAAGCAGAGTATCTAAATCAATATGAAGTTGTGCAGTTCCTCTACTGCAATCCTTATAAATTTTTGATTTTTGAAGTAGAAGCCATTCCCCAATATAACCATCTAATGAGCGACTAGCATCTTTTGAATGAATTGTAATAGCAGTATCATTACAGAAATACTTTCCGATAATCTTCATTACACAATTATGTTCAGACATACCATCACGTGAAATTTTATATGTTGTTCCTTCACGATTAAATTTATCTGTTTTATAAGTCATTAACCCTCCTCCACCATAAGCAGAATATAAAGAACCAGCATCTTTTATTTGAGTAATTCGTGTACCATATTTAATTTCAGCAATATCCCCCAGCTTCACCATCTCAAAGCCTTCAACTTCCACAGCACTTTGTGGCAAATACTGCTTATAATTGAGAGAATACTTCTTTCCTTGTAAATCAGCAAGTGTGGCCTCAATCAGCAACTTCTCATCAAGCCCAATGAACTTTACCTTTTCAGTTGGACCAACTCCTTTCTGAAATACCATCATAGAAGTCTTTGTGCCAGTATTTAAGAATGAACCAGAGGCAATATCCACAACATAATGAATCTTATACTCTTCCGTAATTTTCTTGCGTAATTCTACACACTTATTGGAAGCTCCAAAGAAGAATCCTTGAGGAAGAACAATTGCACAAATCCCACCATCACTTGAAAGTGTTGCCATAGATAGTTGAACACCGGCAGAAACCTTATCGTCATCTTCAATTCCAATGCTTTGAATATCTTGATTTACAATATATTTAGTAGAATTCTTTCCAGCTTCATCTTTTACCTTCTTTGCATAAGCGAATTTGTATTCTTTCCCTTTTGACTTATCACCACCATAGGGAGGATTCATAAAGCAGTAGTCAATTGTTAGATCCTTAAAAGGAGCAGATTCACCTTTAGTAATTGGTTCGGTAAATGAATTACTACTACGAATAGTATCGCTACCGAATGGATAACCAGTGAGAATTAAAAGATTGAGCAAAGAAGTAGTGACGCTGCTTAAATTCATATCTTGGCAATAAATTGATGCTGAATCTTTCTTCCAGTTAACAGCTTCCCCAAGAATATCTTTAACACCCTTCACATACGCAGCAGGGAAACCACCAGTGCCACAGAACCAATCCGCAAATGTACATAGAGTTCCGTCAGCTCGGCGAAGACTCTTCTTAATATCATAGGATAATTTGAATGCTAACTTACAAATAGTGCGATTGGTAAAATACTGACCTTCATCTGACATAGTGCTCATACCACGACCAAGCATATATTCAAAGATATTTCCTAATGTATCAGTCTCTTGTAGTGCCTTTAGAGGAATACGATTGATTTGATTTACAATTTCAGATACAATATCCGCCTTTTGAATCTCATGAGGCTTGAAGAATGGCTTTGTCTTTGGCTTTAGACGAAATGAACTTACTCCCTTCTTAATAGTTTCAAAGAGGTCATTCTCATTCTTTAGTGAAGCAATATATGACCAGCGACACTCTTGAGGAAGATTTAGAAGATCTGCTTGAATTTCAATAAGACGATATGCGAAGAAGAATATTAGATGATCAAGTGCCTTTTCTGGATTCAGCCCAGCACGATTCCATAGTAGATTATGAAGGTCTTCAAAGAAACTCTGGAGAATTGGTTTATCATGATCTTCATTGCCAGAAAGATCTAGAACTTGATAAGGAGTTAGACTACGAACTTTCTCATTAATCTTCTTCTCAACTTTTGCCTCAATTACTTCATTAATAATAGTGCTCTTGGAGCAATCAATCTTCTTCTCCATATGGTCAGTATAACCACTCTTCTGCTTGAACACACGAGCACACTTCTCACAAGTATAGGTGGGCATTTTTTTATATTTATTAAATATAAAATAAAAAATCAATTTTTACGATTTTTTACCGAAATTCGGTAAAATTTTTTAAGCCTGCCGGGCTTTTTACTTTTTTTTTTGAAATCCCACTCCCACCCCTAGAAACCCAACAACAAATCCTCACAATCCTAAACGAGATGGAAAGTGAACGCAAGAGTCTTATGCAGATGGCATCAAAGGCTGAGGAGCGTGCAAAGTTTGTGCTTGATGGAGATTTGTCTTAGTAAACCAAAAAAATTGATTTGAAAATATTACTTTTTATATCATAAAAATGAGTACTTCTAAAATCTTTCTTGATCGGATTGATAATTATACACAAATTACTTCTTGGGGAGATAATACAGAAGAGAAATTCTATTATCCAATTACTAAACGTCAATATGATTCTCTAGCAATTAATAAAAAAAAAATGGGAGATATCTTAAAGTGTGTTATAAAAGGTAATAATCAACCCTCAAAGGATTATGAAGTTAGACTTCTAGCTAAAAATATTGAATACATTAATTTGGAATGTAAGTATGGGCCTTTAAAATGTAAAAATTGGCCATGGGGGTTTCGTCATTTTATTAGAGTAGAGAGAGTTTAATCATCATCCGCAAATAAACATTTAGAACTTATATCATATTTTTCTTTTAGTTCATCATAATTTTGATCTAAGCATATTTTACAAATTTGTCTAAATCCTTTTGCAAATACTGGGTTATAACTATTTCTTTTACATACAATACAAGGGTTTTCTTGTTTCCAACCAACCCCTTGACCCCCTTTTTGATTTAATCTTGGAAGATTCTCCCCCCATTTTTCATTTCCTACTTTACAACTATTACAGTATCTGTTTTTAGATTTTCTTTCACAACCTAGCATCAGATAATCAAATTCTTTATTGTTATATAATTTTTCAGTTTCAAATATTTGTTCAGTTGAAAATTCAAACCAAGGTTCTGGTCTACATTCCGTAAGGGTAGCATGAGTATGTTTAATCTCAAATATATATCTTACTTTATTATCATTAATTAAAGCAACATCAGCTACATATATTCCATTAGGTCCCCTATATTCAACAATAACTTCATCATTTTCTGTATATTCAATATCTATATCATCTTGTGATGGAGTTATTGTACATTTTGGGCATTGAAAACCTATTTTCATCTTCATTTTATTTTTTAACCAATCTGCTACTTTATATTTAGCATCTTTATGAAGTTGGCTTTCATTTGGATGTTCATAATATGAACAAGTATTTGTTGGAGAATAGTGAGCAAAATGTGCTACTCTAACTTCACCTTTATGAAATATCACTTTTTGTTTACAGTCAATACAAATATATTCTACATTCTTTTCTGCTTTATTTGGTAAAACATATTGATTTGTTTCTTTATTTAGAGCACCAAGAATATACATTTCTACACATAAAGATAAGAACCCTTTAAACATACAGAACAATGTCAAACGTCCTTGATGAAATCAACACCTATTTACAAAATATATCTAATACAAGAAATCAACTCAACTATATGAAACGTATTCTAGAATTAACAGATAATGAAGATGTAGCTAATGAAACGTTAAAGCAATTTAACAATCTTCGTTATAGCACCGAACAAATCCCATATTTTCCTCTTGGTACTGATTATATCTATGTATGGGAACTTGAAGAAAAAAAGTATTATGTTGGAACATCTGGTAATCTCTCACAGAGGTTGAAACAACATTCATCAGAAGAAGGTGCAAAATGGACGCAAAAATATAAACCGGTAAAAATTATTGAAATCTGTTTAGGAAATAAAGAGCTAGAAAATAGAAAAACAATTGAATATATGAAAAAATATGGTTGGGAAAATGTTCGTGGTGGCTCATGGTGTGTAGTAAATATGAAGAATCCTCCTAAAGAGTTAGAAACAGTTGATTTATCTGCATGTTTAATAATGGATAGTCAATAAAACCCCCATCTAAACACAAAACCAACAAACAATACTAATGAATACCCAAATTATCAATCAAGCAATAACAAGAGCAGCCCCGCATGGAACAGTTAGTAGTATTTTATTCGGTTCTGGATTATGTTATAGTATTCAAAATGAAAAGTACTGGCATATTCCTTGTGTATTATTCTTTCCAGCCGCTTATACAGGCTATCAGATGTATAAACATAAAGATGATGTTCTTATCCCGTATCTATATAAAGCAAAAAAATCTCTAGTTTAATTAGAATGCCCAGACCTCACAAGAATAATTCTCCCGCGATCATACACAAACCTACAGTAGTATCTGTTGCACATACAAGACCTAGTCTAGGTCAAACTATGAAAGAAGGTTTCGGCTTAGGTCTAGGTATGTCCGTTGCCCAACACGCAGTGAATGGTGTAATAAATTTCTTAAGTCCTCCTAAAACTTCTAACATAGTTGAAAATACAAAGCAAATCGAGTACGCTCAAAATAAAGATTTCGAGTATGAAAAATGTATGAAATATAGCTCGAATGATAGTGATTTATGTCAAACTTTATTAGATAATTAATAATTTTAAATTCCTTCTTAGATCGCTGAACATTTTTTATTCAATTAATATAGATATACGGAGGAATGAGGATTACAAAACAATATAGCATCTTTAACTTAATTGACAATCGTGATGCAACATTGGATGATTTGAAAAAACTTATAGAAATAGCACCAGAAAAGTTAAATGATATAAATCCTCCATATAATGAAAATCCAGTTGATTGGGCTATTAAATTTGAAAAATATGATATGGTAGTATTTTTAAGAAGTAAAGGATTAAAAGAAACAGATATAGCAAAATCATATATATATGCGAATATAGTCGATAGTATACTTGATAATGAACCTTTAGATAAATTGAAAAATATACATATGGATAAAGATTTATCTTTTATTAGACAAGATGAAAAAATGAATATTTTCCGTCATTTAGTAAAGTCCCCTTATCTTAGAGATGAAAAAATTAATGAATTAATGAAACAAAAATTATTTGATAATTTAAATGAAGAGAATTCTATAAAAATATTAAAGGATACTACAAATAAAGATATATCATTATTTAAAATTGGTGTAAAAAATGCTGCTAAGTCAAATATACTAATACCACCTAATAGCAGTGGCAAAACAATATTAATGTATATTATAGAAGAATGTCATTTACCAGATGCTCTAGAAAGAATAAAACTATTGATTAATGCTGGTGCTGAAGTAAATGGTGTAACTCCTAATAATTTTAGTGCTTTAATGTTCGCTGTTATGATTGCTGAATTTGCTTATAACTATGAAGAACATATAAAAATTATTGAATATTTATTAGATCACGGAGCAGATAAAACAATAAAATCAAAAACAGCAAAAGATACAGCAATTACTATTGCTCATACTGGATATAAACGTAATCCAGAACGTTATAAAAAAATTCTAACATTGCTAGGTGAAGAAGTAAAAAAAGAAAAAAAAGAAATATGGAAAGGTTCTACACGTTCTGATATTGAAAAATATGATATATTTTTTGAAAAACCATTTGATTATTCTTGTTGTCCTATATGTCTTGAATATATTGAACGTAAAGAAGGATGTATGTATATGAGTCATGATTGTGCTGCTACAAATCACCATTATCATAAAAAATTATATGATACATATGCTTATAGCTCATATGAAAGGGCTCCAAAGAAAGTAGAATGGTGTACTGTTTGTGGAAGAGTGACAAAGAATCATAAACATTATATATTATCGTTAGCTACGAATCCATCCACTACTTTTGCACCTTTAGATCCAGAAATACAAGCACGAATAGATGCGAATCAAAATGTAGTATTTTTTGATAATGCAAATTGTGTAGGATTTGGTGGTGGAGGAACTTTAGAAAAAGCAGCAAGATTTAGACGTTTAAGAGAATATACTTTAGAATTACAAGAAGATGTTGGTAAAAAGGAACATACTTATGTAATGGATGAATTAATTCAAGAAGTGTTTAACGCACCTTTATTTAGAAATAGAAAGATAGAGAAAATTCTTCAAGATAAAAAATGGAATATAAATATAGAAAAGTTTCCTGAAAATGTGAGAAATAAAATAAACAATAATGCTAATAGAAATTATGCCAATATTCCATTTGAAGGTGATTTACCAAATGTGCTACCTTCAAAAGATCATGATTGTATTATTATGGGTGACGATGATGAAGGAAAAGAAGAGAATCCTGTAATACATTTTCATCATGAAACAAGAGGTGGAATGAATCACGATGGTATTGATATTTGTCAAAAAGATTTAGCACGAGCAATAGAAGTAGCAAATAAAGAATTTGGTGATATACGATTTGGAAAATGTTGGTTCCCTCAATGTCAAGCAATTTTACATCCTGAAGAAATAAAACCTCATGTTCCAGAAGTTTTATATCTAGATTATAAGAAAAAGTTTAATAAGAAAATGGCGAAAGCTGGAGGAAATAAAAACACAAATAAAAATAAAAATAAAAATAAAAATACAACAAGAAAAAAGAATAATAACAATAATAATTCTAAAAATCAATTAGTACTACATGAATTAGATTTATCTGAAGTAACATGTGGTTTACCAAACTTTGAAAAAGATGGAACATTGAGAAAAAATTAATATAGTTCGAATGATACTGAGTTTTGCAGAAGTTTATTAGATAATTAAGTCTTATTTGTATTTATGCTTAACTTTACTTCCACCATCTAAATTATATGAATGTATAATATTTGAAAACTCATCATCATTTAAATTTGTAAATTCTTTTTTTCTACTGTCATAAATTACTTTAGATGTTGCATTGTCATTATCAAAAATTAATAAAATAAAATTATTATTATTTCCTATTGGACCACATCTTCCAGTATTGTGCATTCCATCTTTTAAACATATATTTCTTAATTGAAGTAATATATTTACCATTTGTTTGGTAGTTTGTTTAAATGTATTTGTAGAAATATTTGGTAATCTTGGAGCATGTTTACTATGATTAGTTATAAAATTCTTCATTTGGTTTTTTGCTCTAGTTTTATTTCTTTCAATAAGTTTCTTAAACGATACAATAGAATAAGAAAAAATAAAATTATAATTTTCAATATCTTTAATTTTGTTTATATATTCTAATGGTATTTTTTTCCCTGTTACTTCTATAAGAATATTGCTACGATTATCAATTGCTTCTTCTAAATCTTTATTAAATTTTTTTTTACAACTAATTTGTTCACCGTTATCATTACACGGACCCTTTTCTCGGACAGTAAAATATGCATTTTGAAAATTTTTTATAATATTCTTACTTGGATTGATTAAATCACATTGACTTCCCGTATTCATATTTGTATTACACTCATACGTATCAATTATTTTATATACATCTCTTTTATATTGAGGACTTGTTTCAATATAATCATCTATTAAAAATGAGTTATAATCCCCCTTATCATTATTTGTTCCATATAGTAGATTTAAACTTTTACTTAATAACATAGATTTACCTGAACCAGTAGGACCAATAGTAAAAATAACAGATGGATTTTTAGGATTAAATTTACTATTCAGCATTCTATTATTAAAATATAATTCTTTTGTTTGCACTAGTAGATCTGGTTTTTAAAATTATTTATTTACTCTTTAGATTTATAGTTGTATAGTATATGTAGACCGTAATATAACATGTTTTATACACAAACCCTTTTAGAACCGGAACAAAGATTGAAACAACAATAAAGGAATTCAAAATTTCCATTTTTATAGCCATGGCTAATTTTTAAAAGATTTTCTATATTTTTTACGAAGAGATTTTCTTTTACCTCCAAATCTAATATTTCCGCTGTATGTTGTTATATAATCTTTTGTAGGGTCAATAGTCGCTTTTCCACATAAAGAGAGTCTAGGATCTGACTCATTTTTCATATATCTACCACAATAATTATATTGAGATCATTATATTAAATGAGGTGAATAAATTGTTAAAAGATTTATAAATAGAATGATTGCTACTTATGAATCTATTTTTTCAGAAATAGAACTTCAATATATTTTAAATCTACCAGAAGTATTTACCTCTAAAGAAATAATAGATAAAAAGGAATCTGGCTCTATAAATTTTAATAGTGTTTTAACTGAAAATATAAAAGCTAAGCTAACAAACACCTTTAACAATGATTTTTCTAAGGCAGAATCTATTCCAATGCGATGGATAAAAGGTGATACATTACGGCACGAAGATAAAGGAGAAACACCTTTTGAAAAAACATATTTAGTCTATATTAATACTAGTGTTGGAGAACTCGTTCTTAATGATACATCATATCCAATTATTGGTGGAACTGGCTACACGTTTTCTGAAGGTATATATCACGAAACCCGAAACACTTCAGTTACACCACGTTTATTAATTGGACCAATGAGTGAAACTGGTGTAAGAGTTGGTGCTGCTTCAACAACTCTTATTGGTGATGGTGCAGTTGATACATTTTATATACACCAAGGGGATGGTGTTATTGAGATTCAGAAAAATTCAGAAGGTTGGTATTCTATAGCTCCGCTACCAGTATATATAAACAATACAAATGGAAATCCATCTTCAAATATATTAAAAGTTATATTTACAACAAATATTATTGTAGATAGTATTAATTTTTATTTTATTTGTAGTACTTCTGGGATTCAAATTGGAAGTACTTCATTGATTAATGGTATACGTGTAAATATTGATATTAGCGGTGTATCAAATTTTCGTGGATTTATTGAGAATGGAACTGAAGAATCTACTGGATACAACAATATATATGTATATAATTTAAATGTGATTTCATCAAATGGAAGCAGTCTTAATGCAGGCTCTGAACCAGCTGGATGGCTATGTAGAGGTTATTTTGGAAGAAACGGCATAAATAACTATATATTAAACTGCTCTTCAACAGGCCCTATAAACGATGGTTGTGGTGGGATTATTGGATTCTCCGCCGCATACTGTGATAATGGGTTGACATCCAAACTTTACGTATACGGTTGTTCAAGTAGTGGTAATATAGGAGAAGGAGGGGGTGGTATATTTGCGAGTTATGCTGCTGTTACTAATACTAGTGTAGAACTAAATTCTCGTTCAGAAATATACATTGAACAATGTTATAGTACTGGTGATTTATATATAAATGCTGGTGGAATTGTTGGTACAAGCGCAGCATTTTACCTTAATACGTATATATCAGTTATTAAATGTTATAGTACTGGTGATGTTATAGCTGATGGTGGTGGTGGAATTGTTGGTTCTCATTCAGGGTATCAGGCATCAGACACAGAAATACATTTAGATATTGATAGTTGTTATAGCACTGGATTTATATCGGTAGAATCAGGCGGAATTTGTGGAAGATCAGTTTATAATACTAATGTTACAAATTGTTATAGCACTGGTGATATTAATGTTAATGACAATGGTGGAGGGATATTTGGATACTTAAATTTTGGTAATCAAAATTTAATAGTAAATAACTGTTATGTTAGTGGTCTAGTTAATGAACCAATGGGATATATATTTGGTGGTCAAGAAACAGTTCCACCATCGTGTTATTCAGAAGGAGCAAACGGTTCATATGGATGGAATAGTATAAACGCAAATACTGCTTTAACCGGTGTTCCAACGAGTGGAATCATAGGAACTATCTGGGTTGCTACTATACCAGATACTCCTTATGAATTCAACAGTTTTGGTTATACTCCTTATGCCATTGATAACATATCATCAACTCCACAATTAAATCAAACATATAGTCAAACTATTCAAGCGGGTGAAACATCTGTTGAGGCAATTAATGCAGATGCATCAGGTAATAATTTTATTTTATTAGCTATTCAAAATGGTAATCCATCATCATATGGTTCTATAACTATTAGTTCTCTCACTGGTGTTATTTCTACAACTTCTAGCACTACTCCAGCAACTTACACTCTTATAATAAGGAGTCTAGGAAGCTATAATATTACATTTTTTAACTTGACTATAGCAGGTGATAATGCTGAAGTAGAAGCAAATCTTTCTTGTTGCAATAGACCAATGAATTTAAAAGGGTTAGATTATGTAAGAAGAAATATGATAATTGCTGGAAATCTTATGCATGGAAGTACTGCAGTTCAAAGAAAACCTGTAAGTTCTTCTGAATTACTTATACTAAAGATGGCATACGCTTCTAAATTTTAAATATTGCGTATAAATATATGAGAGTTTAAGAAAGGATTATTTTCCAATGCAATGGATAAAAGTAAAAAGTATAGGCTTTTTTACATTATATTAATGTGTGTCGTTTAATATTTTTCTCATCTGATTTTTTCAGAGGCTCATTAGAAGATGGGTTGTAAGGATATCCTTTTGCGTTCCACGCATCTTGTAATGATTTCATTAAATACATAAACTCATGTTCGTTCTTTGTTATTACAACAACCTTATCACCTTTTTTATACTCATCATAACTAATAGAATTTTCTTCACCTTCTGAAAACTCTTTTGTTCCTCCATTAGGATACTTTGATAAATCCATTTCTGGATAGAAAAGTTCTATTATTTTTTTAAGACCATTTTTTCTAGCCGTATCCAAGGCTGTCTGGCCATCTATATTTTTCTTATCTATATCAGCACCTTTATCTATAAGAAGTTTTATAATATCTTTTCTAATCGAATATGTAGCATACATTAAAGCAGTAGCATTTTTTTTATTAGTTTCATCTATTTTAGCATCTTTATCTAAAAGAAGCTCTACTATTTTTCTATTACCTTGATTTGAAGCTATCATTAAGGCTGTGCGACCATTGTCATCTTTTGCATTTATGTTAGCACCATTATCTAAAAGAAATTTTACAATATCATAATTATCTCCTATTGTAGCAGCTAATAATGGATTTTGACCCTGGGCATCGCTAAGATTAAGATCAGCACCCTTAATTACGAGAAATTCTAATAGTTTGGTATTACCAGACGATGCAGCATATTGAACCGGAGTTACATTATCACCTTCTTCAAAATCAGTAGCTTTAGAGTATCTAATATTAATATCAGCACCTTCTCTAAGTAATTTTTCTACTTTATCTAGATTGTTATCTAATACCGCATCTAAAAAATCTATATTTAGTTTTTTAATATGAGTTAATAAATTTAATGATGTGTTTTGTCTTTTTGATCGGGATGTATTGTTATTTTCATTCTTAGAAGTTTTATTATTGTTCTTTCTAGAGGTATTATTTTTATTATTATTCTTTCTAGAGGTATTATTTTTATTATTCTTCTTTCTAGACCAAGGAAAACGTATTGGCATTCTAATAAATAGTGGTAAAAAATGTATGCAAATATCTGAAGAACGAATTACCGAATATTTAAAATTACAAGCAGAGCAAAATAGAAGTAACGGTGGCAAATAACAAAACGTATCAAAGAAATGTGTCAGAAATTTTTTTTATTATTCCTAAAGTAGAAAATGGAAAAGTGTAACGAAACAATAGATAATGTTATTGATATTTTAAATTCTAAGGATGATGAATATGAAGAAGATTTAAAAAGAGGTTTAGAAAAAGGTTGGGACATACATCCCGGATTTAAACGTATAATTGAGAATAATTTTCATCTTCATAAAGATATTATAAGAGAACTTCGTGATTGTAAACATACATTACGTGGTGGTAGAAAGAAAACGCGTAAATACCAAAGACGTAGTAAAATTGAATAAATAATTTTATATAATCTTATATAAATGGAATTTTCTATATTTCTTGATAATAGTATTATTAAGAAATATACGATTGATGATGTGTTTGTAATGGAACAGTATTCCGGGAGAAATGCTAAGTGGGATGAAACTGCTATTATATTTAAAGATAATTCTATAGTCTGGGAAGGTTCTGGTTGTATTACTTATGCACTAGATGGAAAAGAATTTATAACAAATAATAGAGTTAATACTAGCGGTCTATGGTCTTCTAGTGATAAAATTCAGAGTGTAGAGGTAGAAAATTACAATAAGTTTGTTAAAATAATTAAAAAAAATATAAGTTTAGTTCATTGGAAGGGGGCATATACGGATGATGATTATAGTTTTGTATGGATGAATACGAAACCCCTCACACCCTAGTGTAAGTATGACGAATCCCCCATGTGAATACGCCTCTAGTTCTTTCTGCGTTTTCTGCTTTTTCTACGTGTGTTTTTATGTTTACCACCATTATGATAATTTGGTTTTGTAAAAACTGCTAAGCCTGTATGTATTTGTGTAGAAAGTCTTGAATTTTTATGTTTCTTTGCCAAATTAAATTCGAACTCCGAAGCCTTTTCAACAGAAAAATGCCATTTATATATATCATCATGATTATTAATATATTCTTGAAGAGGTTGTGTATCAAAATCTTTGTCATAATCACCACTAAATATAAGTTTTCCACCTGGTTTAAGAGTTCTCCAAGATTCTTTGCAAATTTCAATAAAATCTTCTACAAAAAACATTCTAAAAAGTTTTTCTTTTGTTGAATATGCAATTATCATTCTAATCGGGCAATTAAACCCCCATATATATTTTTTTGAATTTGATTCAATATCATCCCATGTTGTTTTAGGACAACTTGGATCAATATATGTTACTTCATTAGTTAATTCTCTAGTTATATTATCATCAATTACATAATATAATTGATCATGAATTTTACAATGACATAAGACAAGAAGATCAGAATCTTTCATCTAAATATAAGCAAAGTTTAAATATCAAAATTTTCTAGCAACGTATCTAGTTCTTCTAGTTTTTTCAATAATATTTCTAGATGATCTGTTATATCATTAGATTCTTTGATTTGTTTTAATTCTTCTATACAATCTTCTAAATGTGTTATTATTTTACCAATAATATTTTCTATACTCCAATAAATATCTTTATCTGCTGTTTCAAGAATACCCTTTAAATCTTTATTTAGTGTATTATAAGAATCTATTTTATTAGAAAATAAAAATTCATAATCTTCTTTATTAAATACGCTTGAAATATATAAAGAATTATAGGTTTCAATATCTGATAATATTAAAGCTCTTAAACTTAGTATAGTTATTTCTATAAATTCTTTTTGTTCTTTTTTTGATGACCCCTTTAATAATGAAGATGAATCTACATTTTGATTATACATTGTATCATTCAAAATACGTTGTAGCGCATTGTTATTTGTATTAACATATGCATTGTTATTTATATTATTTAATACACGTTGTACAATATTATTTGTATTATTACTATTAATAAGTCTTCTTTTACCATAACTTCTTTTTAATGTATGACGTTTTTTTACTGCCCGTAGTAATGGATTATTAATGTATTCATTAGGATTTCCACCGGTGTGTCTATTTTGTAATTTGTTAAATTTTACTTTATTATTTTGTGCAGCTCTTAAATTTTGAATTTTAACTATTAATAACTGCATTGTTCTTTTATTTATATTTATCTGATTTTGATCTCTTGTATTTTTTAAGGGTTTATGTGTTAACTCATTTGTTGCACGCGCAAGTTCATTTAGTCTAGTTGTAAAGTTAGTTATTGTATCTTCTAAAATTGTAATTGAAGAGTTAGCTTGGTGCATATTTCTTTTAGCTAAAGGGTTTACAACACTTGTATTTGGTTCTCTATTTACTACTGTGACATTTCTAAGCTTTGAAAAACGAATACCTCTACCTTTTTGTGTTTTAGTCATTCTACATATTGTTTATATTATTTGAAGTATTGGAACGAAAGTTGGTAGGTGTTTGACATAATAATCTATCTAGATTAGTTAGAATGCGTTCTAGAAGAAAACAAAAAGGGGGGAGTAAACAAGAAGGAAGTAAACAAGAAGGGAGTAAACAAGAAGGGAGTAAACAAGAAGAGAATGTAAAAGAAGTAATTCAAAACTGTATTAATCAAAGATGCAAACAATTAGATTTATCTAGTTTAGACTTAATAGATATTCCATCTGACCCACCACTTCCGGATACTTTAACAAGTGTAGTATTTACAAATAATAAACTTACAACTCTTCCAAGTTTACCAAGTAGATTAACACATTTATTTTGTGGTGCAAACAAATTAACAAGTCTTCCAGATTTACCGCAGCCTCTAAAAGAAATATATTGTTCAGAAAATAATTTAGAAACTCTTCCAAAACTTCATAATAATTTAAAAGTCTTAAGCAGTACTAATAATAAATTAACACATTTACCAACTCTTCCACATAATTTAACACATTTATATTTAAGTTACAATAAATTAAAATATATTTCAAAACTTCCTAATACATTAATGTTTCTAATTTGTTCACATAATAAATTAACAAGACTTCCAGAAATTCCAGATAATTTGCTAGAATTATATTGTGAAGATAATAATTTACCAGATGAATTATATCAACGTGAGGAAGAAAATATGGATGATTATATCAAGAGACTAAGACCAATTGTAAAAATAATGAATATGCCAAGTAATGAAAATAAGAATAAAAAGAGGGTTGCATTAGGAGAACTAAGAGCATTACCAATAGGAAATAATATAGGTATAGAATCATTTCCAGGTGGTATAAATTATCTTAAAGGAAAAGAGCATTTTATAGGCACTGGGGGGCAAAGATCTAAAACAAAAAAAATAAAAAGCGGAGGTGGTGTTTATTCTATAAAATATATAGACGATTATTTTAATAATCCAGAACAAGATCTATATATATATACAAATGAAAGATTACATACTGAATTAACTAAAGATTATTCTGTTGAAGCTAATAGCATTTGTTATATGGTAAATGAAAGAAGAACCCCAATAATAAAACAACTTCCAATACCTTTGGAATTACCTTATGCAAATGATCCCGATAGTTTTTTAAAAGTAGGAAAACAATATCTATGGGTTTTAACATTAGATGAACCAACAACAATATATATATGTCCTTTAACTCCTTTAGAAATAGTTAAAGCATTATATCCTCATGAAGATGTAATTAACAACAAATTTTATCCATGTAATCATATAAATGAACCATATTATGAAATAGACAATCTACATCACAATTATTTATCACGGGGAAGAGATGTAATTTGTGCTGGAGAATTTACATTTTTAAAAAAATCTAAGCTAGTAATAACAAATGCAAGTGGTCATTATAAACCATATTTTGATTGTTTAAATGAAAGAGCATATAAATTATTTACATATAAAGATTATTATAATTATAAAATAGAAATAATGGAAGCAGAAGACTTATAAATAGAAGTTTTAAAGGATTTATTTTTTATATAAGACTATATATAGATGAGAAAAAGACTAAATAAATCAAGAAAAAAAAAGAAGGGAGGAAATCTAGTATCTCAACCAGCTCTTCAAAGAGCTCCAGCAGCAAGTCTAGCTCCAGCAAGTGTAGCTCCAGCAACAGTGGCTCAAGCAAGTCTAGCTCAAGCAGCAAGTGCAGCAGCAGCAAGTTTAGTTAGAGCAGCAAGTGCGGCAGCAGCAAGACTCGCTCCAGCAAGTGTAGCTCAAGCAAGTGTAGCACAATCAACTCCACAATCAACTCCACAATCAACTCCACAATCAACTCCACAATCAACTCCACAATCAACTAATTACGATATTATATTTATAGGTGGTCAATCTAATAGTGTTGGAAGAGCGTATCAAAGGCCTGAAGGCAGTGTAAGTGATTGGGAGAATATTAGAAGTCCCTATTATGCTGATAATTACAATTTGGATGATAGTGATATATATCAATTACGAAAAAATAATACAATAGATTATGCCCGTGAAGGTCTTGAAAGTTTTGAAAGTTATATTACCCCGAGCCAATCAACTCAATACTATGTACAACCTAATTCCAGATGGGGCTTTGGAGTAAGTTTTGCTAGAGCTTATAAGGCTGGGGGTAAATTATTACCTGGAAGAAAAATATTATTAATCCATTGCGGTTGTGGTGGAAGTGGATTTATTAATGATAATACTAGTAGATGTGGTAAAGCTTCATGGAAACTTGCACCCACTGATCCATCTACAGAAAAATTAATAGATAAATCAATAAATAGAATTAATAATTGTAAAACTAATATAGGGGATCAATCAAAAGTTGTTGCACTATTATGGCAACAAGGTGAAAGTGATGACACCTATGTTTCTACTAGTGATGCTAATAAAAGGGAATATAAAAATATGGTATATGCATCATTAACACATTTAAGAAATTGTATTAAAAATGCTGGGACTAACCCCCCAATATTGATAGCTGGATTACCATCAAAAGATGTAGATAACAGAGCAAACAATAAAGAAGTAAATAACGCATATAGACTACTTGCAACTGAAAAGTCTACTGAAAATTTTAGATATATAGATACGAATGATTTAGCGTGTTGTACACCTCGCTACATACCTCAAGATGTATTAAGTAAAACAGTAAAAAATAATCATTTTACTAAAAAAAGTGCGATTATTATTGGTAAACGTCTTTTTGATGCTTATAAAAACGTTTCTTAACTATTTCATATATATGGGATCATTTTTTAAACCATGATGTATCAATAGGAGACATTGATGACCTTTTACGCATCATAACTTTATTACGTATTAAATCTAGACTAGGTGCATGTGCATTTTCATCTTTAGCATCTCGGATACAACAGCATTTTTTATTTTCATTAATATAATGTATAACTTCATCTTCAATAAATTTATTTAAATTAGAATATCTATCATATAGTTTAATCATTTTTTCAAATATTAATTCTTTTTCTTTAACGATATTTATTTGATATTTTATAAGTACCATTTGCTCGAGGTATCAAACCTTTTGCTTTTAAAGAAGAACGCATTGTAAATCCAATAGATTTTCCTTGTTTATAAAGCCGTATATACTTTTTATCTTTTTGTGTAGCTCTGTATTTTCGTTGCATCTATTTATACAATTGAAATATATTCAGAATTATTATTAGTTTCTAAAACCCTTAGTGCAATATATACATTAAATGTAATTATATATATAATTATTATTGTTCCGGCAATTATAATTCCTAAATATTCATTTGTCATAATATTTAAGTATAGTATATTTCTTTTATATAACTTATAAATAGTTATGGCTACACGAAAATTACGGCCATCAAAATATTACAAAGGTTTATCAAAGAAGGTCAAAACTTTAAGAGCAAAAGAGATCAAAAAGTTTGGCTCGTTAAGTTGGAAAGATCCAAAGGCGTATGTTGGATTTAAAACAGATAAAGGTGTTAGCACGAAAAAATCCTCTTATACACAAAGCTGGAATAAACTCTTTCCTAATGCAAAGTCAATTGAGGATCGAGCAAAGGCGTCTGGTGTACCTGAACATATACTACGTGAATGTTATAATCGAGGTCTAGCCGCCTGGAGGACAGGGCACAGGCCTGGTGCCACTCAACAGGCCTGGGGATACGCACGAGTTTCATCATTTTTAGTTTGTGGTAAAACACACTATACTACGGATGCGGATTTAGTACAGAAAGCACGAGAAACAAAAGGTGGTAAAAAATGGTTTACACGATGTGCTAAAGGGTATTAAATACATAAATCATCCAGTGTTTGCCAATACATAAAAATATACTTCCGATCATTTAGACTAAAGACTTTATATTCATTTAGTTTAGTTATAAAAAAAATAACACGTTGACGTACAGAAGATACTGTTATATTTTTTTTACTTTCGGTACATCTACGTTTTTCTTCTTTAATATAGATCTTAAAATCCTTTAAAATATCTACTTCTACACTGCAGTGAAAATCCTTATGAAATGTTATAATACCTTCAATCAAATTAATTTTAAATGAATTAAAAAACTTATAACCTGCAGTTGATACAGGACCCAATTCATTAAAAAAGGATTGAAATTCTTCCTCCATCTTAAATACTTAATGAAGCCTCCTTTAAACATTTATCTCTATTAGGATGGATGAGTGCGATATGTGTTATGAATACAAAAGATGTACTTCAGAAAAATGCACAAAACATACACTACTTGATGGATCAATGTTAGAGTTTGCGGAAGCAATGCTTGAAGGTCGCCTATGGGGTGATATTATATATGCGGAAGATGCAAAAGCTTTAGAAAATGAAACAGCTGAAGAAAAAGCAGAACGTTTAAAGGCAAAGGCTGTAAATGATCGTGCAGCACTCGATAATCTAAAAGAAACTATATTAAATAAAAATCGTATAAAAAACTGTGTACGACAACATGATGGATCTTATAAGTTAAAACAAAAGTTTAAGACAAAGTGTGAAAATTTAGAACTAAAGGATGAAGTTCTATGCGATGGAACTACTTATCCTGGTGGTTGCTGGGCTCATACTCTTGGGTTATGTCCATTTATGCATCCTGATGAAAAAGAAAAGTATGATTTTAAAGGAAAGACAAAAATTGTACTAGTTGAAGAACCAAAGCATCATACAAGTAAAACACATAAGAAACATGGTGGT